TTCGGCGCAGCCCCTGAAATGCCTGACGGCACTCCCGTCACATATCAGCAGGGCGGCGTGCTCTTCCTCAAGCGCTATGTGTACAAGGTCTATGGCTTGGCCTTCGCACTGACCAAAGTGCTCGTGGAAGACGGCGACCATATCCGGATTGGTCAGGTCTATGCTAAGCACCTCGCACAGTCTCTCGTCGAGACCAAGGAGACCTTGGCAGCCAACGTGCTCAACCGTGCCTTTACCGCAGGCTATAACGGTGGCGACGGCGTTCCCTTGAATGCCAACAACCACCCAATCGTCTCGGGCACCTTCAGCAACCTGCTTACGACCGCTGCGAACCTTTCGCAAACGTCCCTCGAGCAGATGCTCATCCAGATCCGTCAGGCTGTTGACAACAACGGCAAGAAGATCCGTTTGAACCCGCTGAAGTTGGTTGTTGCTCCTGGCAACACCTTCCAGGCTGAAGTTCTGCTTAAGAGCGTTCTGCGTGCTGGTACCGCGAACAACGACATCAACCCGATCAAATCGATTGGCTTGCTGTCCGAGGGCGCTTCGGTTATCAGCCGTTTGACCTCGCCTACCGCATGGTGGGTGCAGACCGACGCACCGGAAGGCATGAAGCTGATGATGCGCCGTGCCCTTGAGAAGACCATGGAAGGTGACTTCGAAACCGACTCCATGCGCTACAAGGCCACCGAGCGTTACGACATCGGCTGGACCGACCCGCGTGCCATGTACGGTACTCCTGGCGTCTAAACCGGCGAGGGGCTTCGGCCCCTCTCCTCATAGGAGAGAAAAATGGCGTACAACAACAATGTGACTAATGCAGCAGGTCAACTATCGGCGATCACCGCAACGATCGCTTATACGGACACCTCCGCGGTCACCATTGGCACGCTCCCCGCAGGCGCTCAGATCGTTGATGTCAACATCGACGTGACGACTGCTTTTAATGCCGGTACGACCAACACGGTCACGGTAGGCAAGACGGGATCGGCTGCGGCGTTTGTTGCTGCTACTTCGGTTGGCTCTGCTGGACGCGCTTCGGTCGCTACGACCGGCGTATACAGTGCCTGGGCTAACGTGGGTACCAGCGATATTGACTATGCAACCGTAACCTTCAGCCAGACCGGCACAGCAGCAAGTGCAGGCGCTGCCCGTGTGACGATTGTCTACAAGTCGTTCGCATAAGGAGCGGATCATGGGTCAGTTCAAGCCGATGGTGAAAATGATGACCACCGAGCCTTCAGTGGAGTTGAAGCTGAAGAAGGGTGGCCATGTGCAACGTAAAGCGATGGGCGGGATGCCCGACGCTATGGGTATGCCTGCGGCTGCAAAGCCTTCAGAGCGTGGTATCCCCATGGCAGCACGTCGTGGTATCGCCCCAAAGATGACCGTGCCTAAAGGCGGTATGCGCGGTCCAATGATGCGCAAGAAGGGCGGCGAGGTTGAGTCCAAGTCGATGCACAAGGCCGAAATGGCCGAGATGAAAGGTATCAAGAAGGAACTCAAGTCCCACGAGGACAAGCCTGCTTCCAAGGCGCATAAAGGCCTTAAATCGGGTGGTGTTGCAGCCTATGCAACCGGCGGCGTTATTCAGAAGCACGCTACCGGTGGCGTTATCCAGACGTTCAAGAAGGGCGGACTTCAGGATGACGGCAAGGCAGTGAAGTACCCGAAGGTGCCTGCTACCAAACCTCCGTACATTACGAAGCTTGCCGACACCCATAAAAAGGGCGGTCGGATTGCTAAGAAGGCCTACGGCGGCGCGTGCTGAAACGGTGGGGGCTAAGGCCCCCGCTTACTTTAAGGACTTGCAATGAAAGTTCAATCCGTTTCAAAGACAGGAGTAGGCTCAAGCAGCGCTCTGGTCATGAATACCAACATCAGCCCCTTTAACGTCGGGTTTGGTGTCGTTGTAACTGGGACGGTCAACTATACCGTTCAGCACACTTTCGACGATCCCGCTATTGGGTTCTCGACTTGGTTCTCGCACCCCACGGTAGCCTCGCAAGTGGCCAGCGCCGATGGCAATTACGCCTTCCCGGTGACCGGCATCAAGGTCCTGGTGAACTCGGGATCGGGCACCGCAACGCTTAACCTCGTTCAAGCGGGGATCTGATGGGCATCGTCGGCTATACCGGCGTTGCTAATCAAGCCAATACGTCCGATGGGTTTGCTCGTGGCGTAGGGGCTCAAAACGTCATTGGCGGCACGGATTGGGGCCTGGACGTTGGCGATAACGGCGTGGTCGATATGTATGGCGGAACCCCGATAACCACCTTCTACATTCTTGATGAGGCAACCCCAGGGTATGTCCTTCAGGAAGACAACAGCAAGATCGTATTGGAGGCCTCGTAATGGCTGATCGCGACCCAAATTGGTACAGAATCAGAAACATTTGGTATAGCATGATCCATAGGACTACCAATCCTAAGCATTCTGAGTTTTCTCGATACGGATCAAGAGGGATATTTGTATGTGACGAATGGCATTCTTTTGAATGTTTCTATAACGACATGAAAGACGGTTATTTGCCTGGACTGTCAATTGATAGGATTGATAATAACCTCGGTTATTCGAAGCAAAATTGCAGATGGGCGACCAAAAAGGAGCAGGCAAACAATCGTAGGTCCAGTAGGTTATTTACGATTGACGGCATTACGAAAACGCTTGCTCAGTGGGTTGACGACTCGGGATTAAAGTCAAGCACCGTAAGGCAGCGTCTGTATACATACGGATGGCCGATTGAACGCGCTTTGTCTACAAAAGTAGGGGGTTAAATTGGCCGATCAGAAAATCTCCGCGATGCCTACCGCCGCAACCCTAACGGGTGCGGAGCTTATCCCCATGGTCCAGAGCGGTGCGAACGTCAAGGCAACGCTATCAACACTTCGTGCTTTTGACGCAGCTTACGGTGCCTTTAGCAGCAACGTCGACCAAACTGGAAGTATTAGCGCGGGCACGGCCATGACGTTCAATTCCGTGGATGTTGCAGACGGCGTTACAGTCGCAAGTAGCAGCAGGATTACCGTTCCCAACACCGGGATTTATAATCTGCAATTCAGTGCTCAGTTTAAGAACGTCGAAAACACGCAAGAGGATGTCACGATCTGGTTTCGGGTTGATGGCGTTGATCTCGCCAACTCGGCAACTCAAATGACGATACCCGCACGCAAGTCTGCAAGCATATTCGGTTATGGGGTCGCGGCCTGGAATATCTTCCTGTCGCTTACCGCGGCCCAGTACGTTCAAATTGTATGGCTTCCAACCGTCGCAACCTTGACGATGGAAAACCTTCCCGCAAGCGTATCGCCTGCTTATCCGGCGATCCCCTCCGTTATCGCTACTATGGGGCAGGTGGCCTAAATGCCTGCCAAATCGAAAGAGCAGTTCCGCCTGATGCAGGCGGTGGCCCATAACCCCTCGTTCGCTAAGAAGGTCGGTATCAAGCCGAGCGTAGGGTCTGAGTACACCAAATCTAACGTCGGGGGAAAGTCCTATGCAAAACTTCCTGAGCGCCTTAAAGAGGGTGGCCCGAGCCTTGCGGTCGGCCGTGGCGAAAAGCTTCCAGTCTCTCAAGGAGCGGGTCTTACCGCCAAGGGTAGAGCGAAATACAACCGAGAAACAGGATCAAACCTAAAGGCTCCACAGCCCGAAGGAGGCGCTAGAAAGCGTTCCTTTTGCGCCAGGATGCAAGGGGTAGTGGATAATGCCAAGGGACCCGCTGAACGCGCCAAAGCGTCCCTACGGCGCTGGAAATGCTAAGGGGTAGCGATGACAACATCGGGCACGGTAGGCCAAACAGTCATCACGACGCAAAGCCTCATCGATCATGGGGCTCGTCGCAGCGGTAAGTTTGCCGAATCGCTGACGGTCGAGCAGGTCAACGCCTCCAGGCAAAACCTTTACTACCTGCTATCGAACCTCGCAAACCGCGGGATTCAGTTTTGGTGCGTCGAGCAGACCATCATCGGTATGAAGGCCTTGCAGTACATCTACGACCTTCCCGTTGGGACCGTGGACGTGCGCAATGTGCTCTACCGTAAGACGATGAGGCCCTCGGGTTCTTACACGTCCTCGGCTGGCGGCACAGTTGCTAATGCCTTTGACGAGAATACCGACACCATTTGCACGCAGACCTCCCCCGGCGGGAATATTGCCATTCAGTACACCGAGGACACCTACGTCACGATGGTCGGTCTCCTTCCGGGAACTTCCTCGACGGTTAACTTAATCATCGAGTATTCCTCCGATGGGTCGACCTGGAGCACGCTTAAGAACCCAGGATCGACGGTCTTGGTGGATAACGAGTGGACATGGTTCACGATCGAGCCTGGGGTGTCGGTCGAGTATTACCGCGTGAGGGCCGTTTCCGGCACCCTGGTCATGCGCGAGGTCTACTTCGGGACCACGGTTACCGATATTCCGATGGCTAGGCTTAATCAGGACGACTATACGAACCTGCCAAACCGCAACTTCCCAAGCAATCAGCCCCTGCAATTCTGGTTTGATCGCAAGCTGGACCCCCAGGTTTACTTGTGGCCGGTCCCGAACAATAGCTTCGTGCAAATGGTCTGCTGGCGGCAGCGGCAAATTGAGGATGTTGGGGCCCTAAGGGACTCCATCGAGGTCCCCCAGCGTTGGTTCCCAGCCATTCAGGCCATGCTTGCCCATGCGATGAGCCTCGAGCTTCCTGACGTGCAGGAAAACCGCATCCTTTTGCTTGAAAAGTATGCCAAGGAGGCCTTGTACGACGTCGAGCAGGAAGAGCGCGACAAGAGCCCGATCTACTTCGCTCCGAACATTTCGATGTACACCCGATAATGCCTAGATTCCTTGACACTCATGGCAATACGGTGCTCTCGATCGCCATATGCGGTCGGTGCAGCATGAAGAGGGCTTACGTTCAGCTTTCTTCGGACCCGAATTACCCTGGGCTGATGGTTTGCGATGAGGGGTGCAAGGATCAGTTTGATCCCTATCGACTTCCTGCCCGACAAACTGAGAGAATTACGCTTCGGTGGCCGCGTCCTGATACGCCACTAACCGTGGTGGACGACGCGCTGATCACCAACCCGTACAACACCTCGATCATCTCGCCCGAGCAGGCGAATGTCCCGGTAAACGGCAACATCGACGGCCTGGAAGACTGATATGCCCAACTTGCGAATCTCTGAACTGCCAACGGGTAGTGCCTTAACGGGCACGGAACTGGTTCCTGTCAGCCAAAACGGCACGACCATACAAACCACGACCGCGGCTATTTCGGGCTCTATCAGCCTAAATTACCCGTTCATTACGGTTACTCAGCAGCCGCTTTTAACCTCGAGCCGCTACCTTCAGGTAGGGTCTGGTCTGGCCATTACTGATGGGCTTGCACAGGGCCCACTGACAATCAATGTACAGGGCGCACTAGCCTCTTTGATTGCCTCTGGCGATGGCATTCTGACTAAGTCAGGCTCGACCATTACACCGAGATCCCTGGCGATCTCTGGCAATGGATTGGCTGTATCAAACGCCGACGGCACTGCGGCAAACCCGACTATTTCGCTTGCTGGCTTTGTGTCCCAAGTTGCAGGCATTTCCTCTGGCTTTGGCCTTGTTGCACGCACCACGGGCCCAGGCGCTGGATTGGTATCGATTGATGGCACGGCCAATCAAATCAGTGTTGCAAGCGGTGATGCAAGCCTTGGCAACCCAACGATTAGCCTAGCAAGCAATACTGTCATGCCCGGAACCGGTGCTATGACGCCACCGGTTGGTACAACTGCTCAACGCCCTGGTTTACCGACTGACGGGCAATTTCGTTTCAACACAGATACGCTGAACTTTGAAGGTTACACCTCGGGATCTTGGCAGGCATTTTCTCTCGTTGGCGGTGTTATTTCGTTTAGCGGTGGAACGACAGGGCTAACGCCGGGAGTGCCGACCTCAGGAAACGTTGTCCTTGCAGGTATTTTGAACGTATCCAACGGCGGAACGGGAACCAACACGCTTGCGTCCGGATACCTTAAAGGCAACGGAACCTCGGCGATTACATCCGTTTCGACAGTGCCAACTTCGGATCTCTCCGGAACTGTATCGAATGCGCAGCTTGCAAATAGCGCAATTACGATTAATGGAAACTTGGTGAGTCTTGGCGGTACGGTAACTGTTACAGCCGCCGCGGCGAACCCTCTTACGATCGGCACTGGTTTAAGTGGAACAAGCTATGACGGCTCGACACCAGTAACGATTGCCATATCAAACACAGGCGTTACGGCTGCTTCCTATGGCGCAGCCTCCAAAACCCTGACCGCTACGGTCAATGCTCAGGGTCAGTTAACTGCACTTGCCGACACAAATATCGCAATTACGAATACTCAGGTGTCCGGCCTGGGGACGATGTCAACTCAGGATGCTAACAACGTTACGATCACCGGCGGGTCAATCAATGGCACGGCGATCGGCGGGTCCACTGCCGCGGCTGGCACGTTTACGTCGTTAACGACCACTTCAGGCACGATCAGCACGACGCCCACAAGCGCAAACGATATTGCCAATAAGTCCTATGTCGATACGATCGCGGCGCAGGGCATTACCTATCACACGCCGGTTAAGTACGAGGTTCCAAGCACGACCGGTAACTTGAATGCGACCTATAACAACGGCGCATCAGGGGTTGGTGCTACGCTTACCAATGCAGGCACCTTGGCAGCCTTTGCGCCGGATGGCCCGACTGCGTCCCCTGGCGATCGCATTCTGGTTTACAACCAAACGAACGCATTTGAAAACGGTATTTACGAAGTTTCGGTCGTTGGCAATGGTTCGACTGCTTGGGTTCTAACAAGAACAGCCGACGCGGATTCATACGGGCTAAAAGATCCCAATGCTTTAGGAGGGGGCGACGCATTTTTTGTCACCTCCGGTGATACCGGGGCCGGGGAAACTTATGTCTGCAACACCTCGGGCACGATCACCTTTGGCACCACGGCAATCACCTTTGCTCAAGTATCGTCCGCCCAGATTTACACGGCAGGCACGGGTCTTAATTTCTCGCCTGCCACCACAATCAACATCAGCAACACGGGCGTA